GGTTCGATTTCCAGGTTGAGTGAGACCTTCCCTTTGGTTTTCGTGTTCATCACACCGGAAGCGACTTCACTGAGAACTGCGCCGATTTTGGTTTCAAATACGCCGCCGTCCAGCTCCCCGATAAATGCCTGCACATCAGTACTGCGTTCGCTAGCCATTTTGCTGCTCCTCATCATATCGACCCTGCAAGGTCGGTTGGTTTCTCCACAAAACAGAGAAGAACACCTGCGGTGGCAGCCGCCCGGATGGATTGGGTTATGAGCCCGTCGTCCGGTGATGCTCTTCTCTGTTTTGTAAAAAGGACGGTACCAGCCGGAAGCAATGGTACAAACTGGTACCGCCAGGACTACACACAGCATAAAGTTGTGGTGCCGGGTGCCTCCCGGTGCCTGGCGAAGGTTGCACACCAGACGGGTGGGTATCCACAGAAGGTCGACTGTCAGCCTCAACCTTAACCCGCGTGCGCTGAGCCGCATTCACCACAACGCTAAGGATTCTCTCTGGTTAAAAATACTTAGCTGTTATGTGCCTGCTTTTAGCCACATCAGGCGAGGTGGACCTGGTTATTCCCCAACAACAAGGATTCGGTTAATCTGGTTATCCCCAACAACGCAAAAGGAAAAGAAATGTCCGGTAATATCTACACGTTGTACAAATCCCACTGTGAAAATGTTGGAAAGTATCGGGGCATTGAAATCAGTGGGGTAGTGTCATCAGTCGAAATAAGTAAAGTTGAATCAAGGGCAACATTACTTACTCTTCTGGACCTTGTCTTACATGAGCACCGGAAGAAATTCGGCACTCCCTATAATCAGTTGAATGGGAAAAAGGCTCTGGTTCACCTTATTCTGATGAAGCATCACTGGATGCCAAAGCAGATTAATGAGATGAAATTTGATGAACTTCTTCTTTCAATTCAGGATGAACTCACGCTTGATAAAATAAGCGTAACCGCCCAGAAATTTTTAGATTATCGAGACTGGAGATCACAAATTCATCACTTTGATGATTTTGACGAAAATGAATGGGATCCTAATTTGTCTGCACAATATCTAAAGTAACATCCTGTGATAAAACCGTGATTTCCTGATCCAGTTTTTTTAAGGAGTCTATTGTTTCCTGTCGATAAGACAGCACTTCACGAAGCTGGTTTATAGCTGCCAGCTTCTTTGTCATCCACTCATAAATTTCCTCATCTGTGTAGCCAGGCGCGACGATTTTGGGTTCTGTTTTGTGCATTTCACACCTCCTCAAGTTATCAGTTACTTGTTGAAGGGGACCAGATTGTTAAAGAGCTAAGCGTCCTGTAGGGCGCTTTTTTGTTGCTAACGAATCATCCTGGACTTCATATGCCCCAGGCGGCTACTTCGTGGGCGTCCTGCCTGTTCGTGATAGCTTACATTATGTTGCTACTTAAAGTAGCAAAAATCAACAACAAAAAGTAGATATTTGTTGTTGTCTATGATTTTTCTATAATTAATTGAAAGTTAAATGTTTTTGCTGATTTACTATGCTGTAAACTGAAAATATCGCACGAAGTTGGAGTAGGTATTGAGCATAGTGAATTATGAGGAGGGAGTTTTTTATGAGATTAATCAGGGAGAAAGAAGAGTAAAGCCCGGTTATGCGGCCGGGCACATGCATTACTTTGTAAGTTCTAGAACTCGTTGAGCCAGCCCTTTAAATTGTTCGTTAAAGGCGTCTCTGCTTGATTTCATTGTATTTAAGGCATGCCCAAATTGCCCTGAATCGCGAATTTGCTGATCACTGATGGAGAAAACAGGTGTCGCTAGTTGTTGGCTTATTGCGATTAATGAGTTGAAATCGGAAATATGCGCAAGATCATAGGCTGATAAATCTCCACTGACTGTTGTTTTGTTAATTGCATGTTGCACTTTATCTCGTGGAATTATGCAGGTAATTTTTTCTAGATTTGGCACTAAGATCGAATCAACAGCATCACGGATAGCTGCCATCCATTTTTCGAAAGATTTTACAGGTGCTCCTTTACGCGGCCTGTATCTCTGCTGAATCATACCTAGAAACTGCGGTGCATTTTTAATTGATTGTGAAGAGTTACCATCATTATTTTCTTTAAATAATGCTAATTCTTTGTGCCAGCGAGGTATATTTTTTGAGAGAGAGCGAATTGCTTGCCAGCAAAAAAAGTCTGGAGCTACAGGTACGATAAAATAGTCACTTGACATGAGAACTACTTCATTTAAACCTCCAACATTAGGGCTGAGATCATAAAGAATGTAATCAATATTATTCTTCATGGCGATTAGCTGTAATATTTTTGGCAGGTTCCCTGGTATATTTCTTGTAGCAGGAATACCAGCAGCAATTTTTAGAGAAACACTTATCTGTGAATCTAAGTCCGAAACATCTAAATGTCCGGGAAGAAGCAGAAGGTTTTCATGCAGTGTAGGGTGTAATTTTCCCGTTTCTTTTTCAAGGTATGCTTCAGGTTGTCCGCCATTAATCAAATATTCTACAATAGGTCCAAGAGTTAAGTTATCTCTGCTAGAATAAAAAGAATCTAAACCCTCATCAATCTTTTCATAGCCAAGAACCATTCCTGTTAGATTACATTGCGAATCAAGGTCAACCATCAATACTTTCTTGCCTTCATCCGCAAGTGCCCATCCAAGATTGAAGGTTGTTGTGGTTTTACTTACCCCACCTTTATGATTAAAAAAACAAATTGATTTTGTCATATTTCTCTATCCTTTCGACCCCCAGCATATTGTAATTTACGCAGGGTGATTATTTTATATTGTTAATGATAATGTTTAATAAAAATAAGAGAGTAAAACAACTATTAGTAATAGCACTTGCTTGCTAAATATTATTTTTTTACCTTTAGTTCTATAGTCTAAACGAAGAACTAAAGCCGGTTGTATTTAATTGATTCGTGTATCAATGCTTTGCCCATAACATAAAGTTGATCTTGGGACTTCTCATCAATGTACCATTTCTCATAGGCTGGATTATCCGAAAGAACGGCGAGTTTGTTGCCTTGCATTTGTAGACGTTTAACGTGGAACGTCTTACCATAAACGAAAGAGTAAACACCATCAGTTTGGAAGTTGCGAACAGAAATGTCGACAAACAGTCGATCTCCGGAAACTAGAGTAGGGGACATGCTGTCGCCATTTACAGTCATAACTTTAATATCATCTTGAGAACGATTACCGAAAAGAGAACGGGCATGCTCTGTTGTGAACTCAATGGCGTAGAGCACATCAACATAGTCTGAAAGCATATAGGTCCCAGGTCCTGCGCTAACGCTAAGATCCAAAACTTCTATCCTGTATACATCGGGTTTTGTTGGATTGGGGATGCTTGCCATTTCCTTACATCCTTCTCTCTCGCCAACACCATATTCTAAATATGAAGCTGATACCCCCAGAGCCAATGCAAGTTTATTCATGACAGAGGCACGAGGCTTCGCAGCGCCGATTGTGTATCGCCGCGCCATTTCATATGTAACGCCCACAAGACTTTTGAGTTGGGTGACAGAAATTCCCTTGTTTGTCATTAGCTCATTTAGTCTCTTGGCGAAATCTGGATACTTCTGTTCTTCTACCATAGGTAGAAGATTACTCGCATCACATACGCTAGTCATTTCTATTTTAAGTAGTTGCATTTTGCTATTTTAAGTAGCATCATCCCTCTGAATTTCAGAGGAGAAAGGTATGTCATCTCAAAACTACACAGAGAAAGCAGTAAAAGCTGCGGGAAAATCTTTATCTGAAGTAGCCCGTCACTTTGGTTTTAAGTCCACTCAATCCGTCGCTAATTGGGTAATTAACAATCAAGTCCCGTCAGAACGGGTTTTACAACTTTGTGAGTTGGGAAACTGGTCCGTGACCCCTCATGAACTGCGTCCTGATATTTACCCCAATCCAAATGATGGATTACCTGAGTGCTATTCAAAAGTTAGCGGTTCAGCTGCGTAAACGTAACCACAGAAACGAGGAGTTAACCGTGGGTAAGCATCACTGGAAAGTAGAAAAACAGCCTGAGTGGTACGTGAAAGCTGTCAGAAAAACTATCGCAGCGTTGCCGGGGGGTTACGCTGAAGCTGCTGACTGGCTGGACGTAACAGAGAACGCATTATTTAACCGCCTTCGTGCCGATGGCGATCAGATTTTCCCGCTGGGATGGGCAATGATTTTGCAACGTGCTGGTGGAACTCACTTCATTGCTGACGCTGTGGCGCAGTCTGCAAATGGCGTCTTTGTGTCTCTTCCTGATATCGAGGATGTGGACAACGCCGATATCAACCAACGCCTGCTGGAGGTCATTGAACAGATCGGCAGTTATTCAAAACAGATTCGTTCAGCAATTGAAGACGGTGTAGTGGAACCGCATGAGAAGACAGCAATTAACGACGAGCTGTACCTCTCAATTTCGAAGCTGCAGGAGCATGCAGCACTGGTCTACAAAATTTTTTGCATTTCAGAAAGTAATGACGCCCGCGAGTGTGCAGCTCCGGGCGCCGTGGCGTGTCGTGACTGTGGAGAAACTAACGCATGAACAGTTTAACAACACACTACCGTCGCTCGCAACTGATTGCGCTTCCTGTACCGGGTGGAAAAGCGAAGGTGGAGTATTGCTATGCAGTGAATGTACCAGGTGACAGGGAAATTGTAACCCACAGCTTTGCAGAGTGGGCTGTGGGGGATTTCAACCGGCAGAAGGAGACAGTCCTTTGCGACAAGTTAACCGCTGGTTCAAAGATCACTACGGAGTGCCCGTCAGAGTCATTCGTTGGGAGCCGGAAACACAACGGGTTATCTACCTCCGTGAAGGCTATGAGCATGAGTGCTTCAGCCCGCTCGAACAGTTTCGTCGTAAATTCATGGAAATAGAGGTCGGTCATGAGCACTAAATTAACCGGCTATGTATGGGATGGTTGCGCAGCGTCAGGCATGAAATTATCCAGCGTGGCAATTATGGCCCGCCTGGCTGATTTCAGTAATGACGAAGGTGTGTGCTGGCCATCAATTGAAACCATTGCCCGCCAGATTGGCGCGGGGATGAGTACCGTCAGGACGGCTATCGCACGGCTGGAAGCAGAAGGCTGGTTAACGCGTAAGGCGCGTCGCCAGGGTAACCGCAATGCGTCGAATGTTTATCAGCTTAACGTTGCGAAGCTTCAGGCAGCGGCATTTTCTCAACTGTCAGATTCTGACCCGTCAAAATCTGACGCATCAAAATCTGACCCGTCAAAATTTGATGCGTCGAAATCTGGCAAAAAAGCGGGTTTTCACCCGTCAGAATCTGGCGGGGATCCGTCAGTAAAATCAAAACATGATCCGTCAGATAAAAAAACTTCTCGTCCGGACGCTTCGCAACCGGACACGCAGACGGCTGAACAGGAGTTTTTAACTCGCCATCCTGATGCGGTTGTATTCAGCCCTAAAAAGCGCCAGTGGGGAACGCAGGATGATTTGACCTGCGCACAGTGGCTCTGGAAAAAAATCATCGCCCTGTACGAGCAGGCCGCCGAATGTGACGGCGAGGTGGTTCGTCCCAAAGAACCGAACTGGACAGCCTGGGCAAACGAAATTCGCCTGATGTGTGTGCAGGATGGTCGTACTCACAAACAAATCTGCGAGATGTACAGCCGCGTCAGCCGCGATCCGTTCTGGTGCCGTAACGTGCTCAGCCCGTCGAAGCTGCGGGAAAAATGGGATGAGCTTTCCCTGCGCTTATCGCCGTCCGTCAGCACGTACACAGAAAAACGCGAAGACCCGTACTTCAAAGCCAGTTACGACAACGTGGACTACAGCCAGATCCCGGCAGGATTCAGGGGGTGATCATGAGTCTTTTGAATGAAGTTCAGAAATACATTGAAGCCCATCCGGGGTGTACTTCCGGAGACATTGCGGATGCTTTTGCAGGTTACTCACGGCAGCGCGTTCTGCAGTCAGCAAGCAAGTTACGTCAGAGTGGGCGTGTGGCTCACCGTTGTGAAGGGGATACACGCAGACATTTCCCGCGCCTGACTGAGAGAGCGCAGGATCCGGAACCACAACCAGTTCGTGAAACCAGACCTGTGCGCAATTTCTATGTCGGCACTAACGACCCGCGGGTGATTTTGTGCCTGAGCCGCCAGGCGGAAGAACTGGAGTCCAGGGGCTTATACCGTCGTGCTGCAACGGTGTGGATGGAGGCATTCCGTGAAAGCCACTCCCAGCCAGAGCGAAACAATTTTCTTGCGCGTCGTGAACGGTGTTTACGGAAAAGCAGCAAGCGGGCTGCATCAGGTGAAGAGTGGTATCTGTCAGGGAATTACGTGGGGGCTTAATGAGTAATAAATATTGCCAGGCGCTGGTGGAACTGCGGAACAAACCAGCCCATGAACTGAAGGAAGTGGGCGATCAGTGGCGCACGCCGGACAACATTTTCTGGGGAATTAACACCCTGTTTGGCCCGTTTGTTCTGGATCTGTTCACCGACGGTGATAACGCCAAATGTGCCGCGTATTACACGGCGGAAGACAACGCGCTGGCGCATGACTGGTCAGAACGTCTTGCGGAGCTTAAAGGTGCTGCCTTTGGTAATCCCCCATACAGCCGCGCCAGTCAGCATGAGGGGCAATACATCACCGGCATGCGTTACATCATGAAACATGCCAGTGCTATGCGTGATAAAGGCGGGCGCTATGTTTTCCTGATCAAAGCTGCCACCAGCGAAGTGTGGTGGCCGGAAGATGCAGACCATATTACTTTTATTCGCGGGCGTATTGGTTTTGAACTGCCTGCCTGGTTTATCCCGAAAGACGAGAAGCAGGTGCCGACAGGTGCTTTCTTCGCTGGTGCTATTGCTGTTTTCGATAAGACCTGGAAGGGACCGGCAATCAGCTACATCGGGCGCGATGAACTTGAGGCATGTGGTGAGGCGTTTCTGGCGCAGGTTCGCCAGCAGGCAGAACGGCTGGTCAGGGAGATAGTGGCATGAAGCTGATCCTGCCTTTTCCGCCCAGCGTGAACACGTACTGGCGACACCCCAACAAAGGGGCGTTTGCAGGTAAGAGCCTGATAAGCGCGGCGGGGCGAAAATTTCAGAGCGCGGCGTGCGCAGCAATAGTTGAACAGTTACGTCGTCTGCCGAAACCAACGTCGGCACCTGCTTCAGTGGAGATCGTGTTGTTTCCTCCGGATAACCGGATCCGCGATCTGGACAACTATAACAAGGCGCTGTTTGACGTTCTGACCCACGCGGGTGTGTGGGAAGACGACAGCCAGGTGAAAAGAATGCTGGTGGAGTGGGGACCGGTTATCCCGGAAGGGAAGGTCGAGATCACTATCAGTAAGTACGAGAAAACGGCGGGTGCAGCCGCCTGAGCAAGAGGAGAAACGAAGTATGAATAATCTGATGGTCATTGATGGTATTGAAGTTCGTCGTGATGCTTATGGGCGTTACAGCCTGAACGATCTGCACAGGGCAGCCGGGGGAGAACAAAAAAACCGCCCGAAATACTGGCTCTCCAATAAGCAAACCTGTGAATTGATTGAACAACTTTTCACCGAGGGGGGAATTCCGCCTCTGGAACAAAATCAACCAGTTAGCGTCATTAATGGCGGAAATAACCAGGGGACGTATGTCTGCAAAGAACTGGTGTATGCCTATGCAATGTGGATCAGCCCGTCATTCCATCTGAAGGTGATCCGTACTTTCGATATGGTAACCAGCGCACCGGAAAAATTATCCGGGCAGGCTGCTGACAAGATGCAGGCTGGAGTGATTCTGCTGGACTTTATGCGCAGGGAGTTAAACCTGTCTAACTCTTCAGTGCTTGGTGCCTGTCAGAAACTCCAGGAGGCTGTTGGCTTACCGAATCTGGCACCGCGCTATGCCATTGATGCTCCTGCTGACGCGCCTGATGGCTCAAGCCGCCCCACGCTGTCACTGAGTGCACTGCTGAAGCAGTATGGTATCCGCCTGACAGCTAATCAGGCATATCACCAGATGGTGAAGCTGGGGATCGTCGAGCAGCGCGAACGATACAGCCGTACCGCGATTAACAACATCAAAAAATTCT